CGTTTGCAGTGCCGGCTGGAGAACAGTCGTCCACAGCGTAGACCAATATTGCAGCGATGCCACCAGGTACTGCGAGATCCAGCTCCAGATCGTTTTCAGCACTGGGATCAGGTTGGCAGATACCCAGGTCCAAACCGTTTGCATCGCCGGCTGGAGTGTGTTGGTCCAGTAATCGCTCAATGTCTGGATGCCTGCCGGCAGGTCAATGGTCAACCACGTCCACAGCGAGCTCAGCGCCGGGATCAGGCTGTTGACAACCCAGTCACGCATGCCCAAGATCGTCGTGCTCATGCTGTCGCCCATCGCAGCAGCGTCGTCTGCCGTCATGCCCAGCATCTCGCCGATCATAGCAATCCCGCTGCTCAGCTCTCCGGTATTGCCAAGCCCGGTCAGGATATTCGCCAGGCCCAGCCCAATCTGCTCAAACGCCGGCTGTGCATCGGCCAAGAATGCCATCGCCGTATCTGCCATGCCCTGGAATGCCGGCAGGAATGCCCCTGCCAACGTGCCCAGCGTTCCCTTGATTCCGCCCTTCAGCGCATCCCAGCTGTCGGCAAAATCGCCCATTGCCGCAACCGCTTCCTCGCTCATCACCGCGCCCATTGCGTGCGCCTCGGCTGATAGATTGGCGATCTCCTCCGCTCCCGTTTCGATGAGCGGATTGAGCTCCATCGCGCTGCGCCCGAAGATCTCCATCGCCAGCGCATCCCGCTCGGTGGGGTTTTCGATCCCACCCAGGGCATCGATCACGTCATAAAATACCGCCTCGCTGTCGCGCAGGCTGCCATCCTGGTTGGTAACGCTCACCCCCAGGGCATCAAATGCCGCCGCCGCCGACTCGCTGCCGGTCTGCGCGCTGGACATTGAGCGCGTCAGCCTGGCCAGGCTCGTGCTGATCGTATCGATGCTCACCCCAACCTGGTCACCCACATACTGAAGCTCTTGTAGTCGCGTGGTAGAGATGCCCGTTTTTAGCGACATATCCACCAGCTCATCTGCCGCCTCGGCTGTCTTGAACACCAGGCTGCCAATCCCAACCGCCAGTCCGGCGATGGCTGTTACCAGCGCCGTCACCACCGCGATCACCGCCGCGAACGCCGCCTTGATCACCACGCCCGCCGTCCGGGCTGCCTCACCCAGGTCGATTGTTTTGGTAGCAGCGTCGGTCTCGCTCTCGGCCAGCGTATCCACGTCGCCCGCCGTCTCGGTCGACTCAGTTCCCATCTCGGCCAGCGCCTGCTCACTGGCCTGTAATTCGTTGTCCATCTCGTTCAACGTCTGATTCGCTTTATTGAGCTTGATCTCCAGCTCCTGGGCCGCCGCGCTGTCTGCCCCCTTGGCCTCTGCCACGCGCTCATACTCGCCCTGCAACGCGCTCACCTTCGCACGCTGCAAATCCATTTTGCTGGTCAACGCCTGGATGCGCATCTCCAGCCCGCTCGCGCTCGCTCCCCAGTCGCCCAGGGCGCTCGCACCCGCGCGGAACCCACTCTCCACCACGCGCAGCTCTCGATTGATCTCCGAGATCGCCGTCTTGAAATCAGTGGTATCGATGCCTAGTTTTGAGCTGAGTTCCTCAGTTCCCATGCTATAACCATCCTACCTGGTCGCAGTATGCCATTCTCGTTGGTGCCTGCTCTCCGCCCGTTTCCGACATCCGAAAAATGAACGGCAGCAGGCTCTCGATGTCAGTCCGGTCGATCTCGTATAGGCTCCAGTTCCACGCCTTGATCAGTGAGATCTCCAGGTCTATCAGCCAGTCCAATTCGTCAGACTGGGGATCAGGCGGCCCGTTTAGCCCGGCGGCTGCGGAGGGTTTTCCGGTGTCAACCCTTTTGCACGGCTGATAATTGCCGTCAACACGGTCAGCATTTCTGTTAGATCTGCACCGTCATTCAGCTCGTCCACCGTGAACCGTTGGCCGAAGACCTCCACCACCAGCTCAGACAGTGCATCGATGTCTTCCTCGGTCAGATCGTCAAGATTCTTATTGAGCCGCTTTGAGAGCCGTACCGCCGCTTTGAGCATGCGCCAGGGCACGAATGCCTGGGTGAACGTGGCGCGCTCCTCGTTGGTCTCTGCATCGTACAGGGATAGTTTGATCGCTGATCCAGACATATTAGTTTCCTCATGGGAGGGGGCTCAGCCGGGAAGCTGCCCCCCTCCCGTTTTGGGTATGACCTATGCGGTCCCGAAGTTGATCGCGCTTTGCAGGGTATCTCCGTAGATATCCGTCACCGCGATCGACACGATGTAGGTGCTGCCCGCATCCATGTCGGTGTCCGGGTTGACCGTCATGATCTTCTTGGTGGCGTCCAGGCTGTTGGTGCAGGCCTTGACCGTGCCATCCGCCTTGACCAGAACAACGCCGTAGATCGCGGCCGCTTGCAGCTTGTTGTTGAAGGTCAGCGTCACGGTCTTGCCGACTGCAACCCCCGAGTCGCCGTCGCTCGGATCGCTGGAGCTGAGCGCCAGCGCGCTCGGGCTGACCGATGCCGGCGTCTGCACCTGGGCAAACCAGTTGGTTTCGTCAAAGGCGTCTGCCGCCGTGTCACCCACCACGCGCTTGCGGTGTACACGATCTCGGTTGTTTTGGGATCTGGTTTCTCGCCCAGCGTTCTGATCTCCTCCGCCGGCATCTCAAACCGCCCCTTGAGATAGCTGTAGTAGCGGTAATCGCCGGAGCTGGTCTTACTGCGGAACAGCAGGGCGAAATATGGCGGGACTGCATCCGGGTTGTCAAAAAACCGCCCGCTGCCGGTGTCGTACACGCGCCCGGTGATGTCCGCCAGCACGCTCAGCGGGATGTTGGTGATCTTGAGCTTGATCTTCGTTTCACCCTCCGATGTCATCACCTCATAGGCCTGATCATCGGCGTACTGGATTGCGCTCTCGGTGGATGGTTCGAGGGTGGCCTCGGCTGCCGGCGCGAAATAATACGGCGTTCCAGCCGTGTATCCGCTCGCAGTGTCTGCCGTTACCTCGGCGATGTACAGGCTGTCCAGCCCGACTCGGCTTTTGTATTCACCACTGTTTACTGTCATAGTCTTCTACTCCTCGTCTAGATAGTTGAAATCCATCGCCAGGCCATAGTGCCGGGTCTCTGGACTGTACGGAACCTCGCGCGCTGGTGCACGCCTGAAACCAGCCGCCAGCATGGCCGCCTCAATGTCTGGCATTCCGCTGAACCCGCTGCGGCTGTAATAACTTACCTCTACCCGGTAGACTCTCAGCGTCTCGGCATCGTCAGCATGCTGCTCTGGCGGGTCGCTGATCATCTGATACACAATAAACTCGTCCGGCAGATCGTCCGGGCTGTCCGTCATAAACTGGTTGGCCGCCATATCCACGCCCAACCCGCTCAGCGCCGCCTCCACCCGCTCCCAAATCGTCACAGCACACCCTCGCTCTCCAGGCTCTCACGCATCGCCCGCCGCGCCTTAGCGCCGTCGTTGTCCACCGTCGCCCGGATGTAGCTCTGCGCTGCCATGCTGCTGGTGCCGTACTCCTGTGCATTGCCATAGCGCGCTGTATCAGCATCCACGTCCCTGCTCATCCCGACTTCAACCGATACCAGGTTCCCATCCTGGTTAACCGGGCTCTCCTCCAGGTGCTGCTCCAGGTTGTGCGTGTCCTTACGTACCCTGCGTTTCATCCCGTCCAGCAGAACCGCACCACCCGCCTGTACCGCGCGCCCGGCTGCCGCATCCACGTCCTGCCCCGCCTTACGGATGCGCTCCAAATAATCTCCGATCCCGGTCAACGTCCAGCTCACTCGCACTGCCATTATCCGGCCCTCGCCAGTTGCACCTTAAGCTCCAGGTATTCATTCCGCTCGTCGATGTTATCCACGCTTACCACCTCATACCGCGTCGACCCCTTCAGCAGCGCACAGGTCGTATCTACCCCAGACCGGTAGCGGATCAACACCGTGGCTGGCATCCTGGCATCCACAGCCTGGCTGGCCCACACCTCGCTGCCGTGTGCATTTTTCCAGCGCGCCCACACCGTAGCCACGTCGCTCCAGGTGGCAGATTGGTGCCCGCCCGAATCTTTCGTGGCCGTGCGGGTCTGGATCGTCACCGCCGTTCTCAACTCTCCAGGGTTGGTGGTTTTGGTTCCGATTTTCACTTATGCCGTCCGAAAATATGCCACGGTGGTCAGCGTCCGGCCATAAATATCCTCTGCCGCCGTCAGCACGATCTTATAATCCGTCAGCGCGCTCAGCGCACTGGTCGGCGTCATCGTCACCCGTTTCAGAGTTACATCCAACGTGTTGGTAGTGGTCACCCCGGCACCGGCTGTTGTTTGCAGCGCCACCTGGGTCGTCACCGCCGCCGCCATCTCATGGCTGAACACCAGCAGCGGCCTGATCGACGTGGCCGCAGTCACCGTGCCATCTGCCGGATTGATGAACAGCAGTTCCAGGTCGCTCTCCGGAATGCCATCCATCTCCAGGATGATCGCCTGGGCCTCCAACTGGGTCAGCATGCCCATCATGCCAAACGCCAGCGCGCCCTCGCTGCCCATCATCGCCGGGTTCTCATGCCACATCGTGATCAGCATCTGCGCCGCGCTCTTGGCCAGCGGGTTGATCGGGTTGTCTGCCGTCCAATCGCGACCCGTTGCGCGCTCGATGTACGCATCCACCAGTGGCAGCAGTTGCAACATCAACGCATCATCGTCGTCGCATCGCAGTACATTTGCCGCCTCGCCAGCCGTCAGGATGTTGGCCATGATCCCACCTCACTACACCAGGTACACCAGTTCGAGGAACTTAGCGCCGTCCGGCGTTCCACCAATGGCATAAATGTTTTTACTCACCGCTGCATTCACGGTCAGGCTGCCCGCATCTGATGAACCATCAAACAGATGTACCAGCAAATAGGCCGCGTTCTCGATCACCAGCGGCATGCCAAACTCATCACCCACGCCAATGCTCACCGTGTCGGTGCCCTCGTGTGTCTCTACCGGCAAATCGATCTGAGTGACAGTCGCAAATGCCCCGTGGCCTGCTTGACAAGCGTCGCCGTTCAGTGCGATCGTATCCATCAGCGGCTCACCGTCTACATCCGTGACTCTAAC